CAAAGGAAGACGACCTTGATTTGGGTAAAGAACATGTCCAACTCCTACAGTCCAAAGTTTTGCTGGGCAGCGATACGGCTTAAACCTCACACCCTCGTGGTGTTTGATCATCTCCTTGCACCGATCTGAGACTTTCAATCCTTGCCACCTTTGAACGCCCGTCCACCAAAATGGAAGCTGATGATTGACGCAAAGATGATCTGGGTGTCGGCGTCCCACAATTTAGCAATCAGCACATCAAAGGCAATGTCTCGCTGCCATGCGTACACAAACCCGCCGATTTCCACAAAAGCAAACAGCAGGAAGAATCCGTAGGTCAGCACGGGCCTGACACCGGAGCGTAGGTTGACCATCCACTGTGATGCGCCCTGCCCTATCGCTATGTCGTGGGCGTACAGTGCAGCGCGTTCTGATGCCTCTGCTTCGATAGCTTGACCTTCTACCTTAATCTCCTCAACCCGCTGTTGAGCCTCAAACCCGGCTTTGCGTAACTCAAGCTCACGCTCAATCTGCAATTGAGCCATCGCCATCTCATGCTTCTTGTCGGCACGGTCTTGGAAGAAACCAAGCAGCTTGGGCAAGCCACCGGCAAGGAAGGAGATCAGGGTTGAGAGTAGGGTTAGCATTTTTTTTCTTCCTCATGCGAGAGTTTTACACCAGCCAGCAGCCCGATGAAGCCACCGACAATCGTTTGAAACGCAGGGCCAACCAATTCAAAAATCTTGTTGTTGTCCACCTTCTCGTCAAATAGCCCCATCAGCATTACACCGGACATCGACAGGACAACGATACACAGCGTCACGCTGACCATTAACGTCACAAAAAATGTCAGCTTGGCTTTCATTTGTCTTTCCGGTTGAATATCTCAAACAGACTCTTGACCTTTTCCTCTAAAACGGCAATCTTGATATCCATTTTCGCCAGCACAATAATCAGCGTAATCAGCGCCAGCAGCATAGGCCAACCCTTTGCCAGTGCCTCTATAAACTCCATGATTAGCGGAAAGTGCCATTGTTGATAGCGTCCATCATTGCCTTGCCGTACCTCTCCACCGCTGCCTTGGTGATGACGTACTCGCCGCCCTGTAGCGCCCCGTAGCCATCGTCAGGTGCAGGAGCGCGGCCCATCAAGCGTTCGGGTGTGACCATGCCGCCTTGGTTAAAGGCTTGACTACCGCCGCCAAAGCCGTCAGCGTTGGCCCCTGGTGCGCCAGCCCCGCCGCCGTAGCCACTTGTTGTACCTGCTGCTGCGTCACCGTACAGTCCTACGGGGCCATACGGATTAGGCGTAGCCTCCCGAGTTTCAATTTGCGCCGGATTCAAAGACACATTGGAACTAGGAAGAATACCGCTTAACAAAGACGCCAAGAAGTTATTGGACTGTGGGGCTGTAGCTGTTGGGGCGTATGATTTCTCACCAACTTGGAACGCTTGCTGTGGGGTGTTTTGCATAGGCGCGTTCATGCCCGAAAGTTCACTTGATCTAAACGCTTGCTGCGGCGTATTTTGCATTGCTGCGTTTCTGTCTGCAATTTCACTTGTCCTAAACGCCTGCCTAGCTTCAGACATTTGTTGGTTTGCTGGGGCGTTCCTTGCCTCTGCTGCTTTGCCCATGCCGTAGTCAATGGCCCTAGCCAAACTAAACGCCGTGCCAACGCCGGGAATCCTTCCTAATGCGTAACCTAACGCCGGTGGCATTTCCCGCATGGTGTCGCGGAAGGCCGATCTATCTTGTGCTGGGCCTAGTCCGAGTGCATCAGGCCCAGACGGGCTGGCATACGCTCTGCCCTGACCAAAGTCTTGACCACCACCCATCTGATTCTCTTGTCGCTTACGCAACATTTCATTGAAGGCATTAAGGTAGTAGTTCATATCTTTAGCCCGTGGTTTCGGAGGAAATCTACAAACAGATAGGCCACACCAATAATAGCCGCCCAGACCAGACCGGCGAGTGTCTTCTCAATGATGGCCTTCCGCAGCCGCTCCATGTCGTTCTGCGCTTTGATGGCGTTCTTGACCCACTGCTGCTCCTCTCTGTCGAGGCAGGTGTCGCTGCTCTTGAGCGCAACGAGCAGGTCGGAGATCAGCAGGGAGCGGTCTTCGGGTGTCATTGTGTCATTGCGTTTTGGTTGGCTGGGGCAATGGCGTTATTAGGTGCTTCTGGAACAGCAACTGCGCGGGTAATTACGCCGCCCACTTTACTCCACGTTGATGGATTGCTAATTGCTTCAAGAACTTTATTTCGTTCTGAGGCCGGTAACGTAGCTAATAACTCATCAAAAGAATTTGAAGATAAAGCAGACTCGGCTAATTTTTCAATAGTTTTTCGCCCAACTTTTAACCCAACTGTATCCAATACACGATTGGCAATAGTTGCATAGGTATTTAACGTATTTGGTATTCTGTGATTGGCCAATTCATCTTTTATTAGGTCGGAAGCACGTTGTTGACCAGGGCTAATTTGTTGCCCTATAGCAGATTGTGTTTCTAACTGTTTTGTAATTTCACGAACTTTTGCAAGTTGTTCTGAGGACAATACTTCGCTTAAAGATTCAAAACGAGGAGCGCCGCGCCCTCCAGCGCGTTTAAGCATAGCTTGTTCTCCGCGACCAAGTGCGTTAAGAAACGGCCCTATTCTTTCGCCACCGCCTGGTTTTTCTAGTACGGACAACATTTCTTTTAGCACTTGCGCTTGATTAACAGGGGCCGATAAATCAGAAAAAATTTGTCGGGCTTGACCATAGTCAGGCACTTTAGTTTCAAAAACTTTTGTGTATTCACCTAGTAAACTTCGTGCAGCCAATTGAGTATCTCGCCCAACTTGTGTAGTTGGGGCGCCGTAGGCAATATCGCTTAACGCACGTTTTATGTAGTGCAACGATTCGCCTGTAATTTCTGCTGTTTCACCAGGAACTTCTCGCATAACAGGGTTTCCTGCGGCGTCTAAAATGCCGGTTTCAACCATTTTGGTTGGTGTTGTTTTGCCTAAAATAAACGGTCGCCCATCTATCTTGGCAATGTTTGCCGCTTGCGATAACGTACCTTTTGGCATCCTTAAAATAACACTAGACAATTCTTCGTCAATTGGCACAACCGCCCTATCCGCAGCTTGGTAAAACGGTTTAGACGCTGCGCGCCGAGCGTTAATTGCTTCTGTTAAATCTGGTGTAATGCCTTGAATTGTTGATTTTCGAGCAGATTCTTGCGCTGCTTCAATTGCTGCGCGAGTATCGACAGCAGGCCGAGCGCCAGGGAAAGAACTTTGTTTAATTACTTTCTCTAGCGTAGCTTGTGCTGAAGGTGATATGACGCCAGCCCTAGCTAAAGCCTGTTGAGCAGTTAAGCCTAAACCTTCAGCCTGTTGCATGGCTGCTCTTGCAGCCGCAATTTGTTCTGGGGAGCCAAGCGATTCACGCGCTATTGTTGCTGCCAATTGATTAGGCATTTGGCGTATGTCAGCCAGTTTCCCCATGCCTTTTGCCAACAAATTTACAGCCCCCGGCGCAAACACACCTACACCCGCTCCAGTCAACGCGCCTACTTCAGCATCTTCAGGGTTTATTACTGCTGCCGTTGTGCCGCCTAGCGCCGCACCGCCTGCTGCACGAACGCCAACATCTCCAGCACGGGCAACTCCAGTTGCGCCTTGCAAGTTTCTGCCAGTAGAAAAGCCGCCGGTCTGAATGGCTTGCGCCAAAGGTGCGGCCCTAGGTATAAGTCGTAGCGGTGCAGCCAAAGCGCCGCCCAAAGGAAATGTTGCGCCAACTTCAGAAATCAACTCACCAGTGCCGGTTAACATTGGGTATTCTTGCTTGAACGGCGCGACAGTAGCCTGAGATTCCGCAAGTCTCCGCGCAGCGTCTGCTTGCAAAAATGTTCCTGTGTCTGCGGCCCCAAGGGCTGACAGACCTTTACCCAATAGCCGTTGCCCACCCAGCACCACATTGGCAACGCCACTGCTTAAACCAGCAAAAGGCGCTATTGGGGCCATGAGTGCTGTTGTTAAGGCGCTGCGGCTAGGAATATCGCTTGGGGCGGCAACCGACTGATCGCCCATAAGTTTGCTAGTATCGTACCCATTGGCTTGTAGTTTGGCTGTCAAATCAGCCTTGCTCATCCCATCGGGCACGCCTTTGATGATTGTGCCATCGGGTAAACGAACGTCCATTATCGTAGGCTCCCAAAGTCAACTACACCACCTGCTGCGGGAGTAGGAATACCAGCCCCTTCTGCCACCATGTCAACTGTACCAAATTGTTCTTTTCTGGCTTTCATTAAGCGCAACACAGTTTTGCCTGCTTCTTTTCTTATTTTTGTTGGTAGTGTTGGATCAGCCAATTGACCAGCCGCTTGCTTGTATGACGTTGTATCTCTGTCAGATTGTGGGCCTTCAAATCTAGGAATCATTTTTAGCGCAATGTCTGCAATTGGCTGAAGTTTGCCAATAGCTATTGCGCCTGGCATGGCTTTTCCGCCAAACCCTGCGGCAAGGTCAACCAATCGACCAGCACCACTGCCGGTAGATTGGTCAATTAACCCTCCATCTTTAGTTGCATCAGTAAGTTCTGTAATAGCTTGGGTAAGGTCTTTACCCATCTGTACTTTTTGCGCTGCTGTTTTTTCAGCAAACGCTGAAGGTTTGCCTTTAAGTTGAGTTCCTTCCACGCTAATTGGGCGCACATCTGTGGGGTTTTTAGAATTAACAGCAACTAACCCAGTATCTGTTTCCCTAACAGTAAATCCAGGATTAGCTTTTTCCCAAGCAAATTTTGTTTGGTCAAACGCAAGACGATTTCCAGCGGTTCTAGCAGTTGAAAGTAACTGCGCTGCTGCCCTAAGTTCTTGAGAAACACGGTTTTTTGTTGCGGTATCAGTAGTAGCGGATACGATGCCTTTATCACCTTGCATTAGAGGTCGAACATCGCTTGGGTCTTTATTATTGACCGCAACCAAACCATTGGAAGTATCTTGTACTGTAAAGCCAGGATTATCTTGTTCGTATTTTAGTTTACGTTTATCAAACGCTAAACGATTTGCAGCAGTTTGAGCGGGTAAGTTAACTAAATTAGTCCCTTCTATAATTATTGGTTTTGCCACACCCGTTACGTTATTAACAGAAAAATATGCTGTTGTTCCGTCTGGTTTTGAACCCTCTAGCAATTTAAAGCCAGGGTTATCTTGCTCATACTTTAGTTTGTCTCTGTCAAACTGTAGACGAGTTGCAGCGGTTTGAGCGGTTGATGCTGCATCTGGCGTTACCCCCATTTTTTGCTCAGGTATTACTTCTTTTCCATAAGTTAAACTATTTGGGTTCATGTCAATTAGCTTGACTACATTACCCAATCGCACTTCTGTTGGCTTAGCTGCGGTATCTTTTCTTTCCTCCATACGTGCCGTAGCTTTTTGCGCCCCCGTCATTCCGCTAAATTTAGTTGCTTTTGCCCTGTCTTCATCAGACATAAGAGATAACTCTGTAAGTTTACGATTGGCAAGTGCCTTAAATTCTGGTGAGTAACTAGCATTAGCGTTTATATCTTGCATATGCGCCAATACGTTTTCTTTTGATGAGTTATTGTTTATATCTTGAATTCTTTCAGTAAAGTCATCGCGATTTAATTTTTGTATGTCGCCTCTGGCTTTTTGTTGCGTTAACAAGCTAGTAGCATATTCAGAGGCTTCTTTGCCTTTACCTGCGTTAATGTACGCCTGCTGAATTTTCATTGGGTCATTGCCAGCAGCGCGTAATGCACCCAAAAAATTCGTGTTGGTTTCGTCTGCGCGTTGGGCAGAACTTATCTGGTACTGAGCCAACGCATTTTGGTTTTGCGCTTGCTGTATCTGCGCGATTCTGCCGTACTGCTCCAGCGGATCAGGCATCTTAAATTGCGCCCCTTGCGCTATCATTTCATTGAGTGCCATGATTTATCCTATTGGTGCATATGACGAACGCCGAGACCTGTCCAGAATGTCCATCATCTGGTTAGTGTTGTATTGCTGGTTAAGGGCGCTAAACAGATTGTTGACCGAGTTGCCTGCGCCCAAATAACCAGCACCAGTAGCCTGTCCAGCTTGGCTCATCAAGTTACCTACGTTTGTGCCGTAGTTGCCCATCGCCGTGTTGGTGGCATTGGTGGCGTTAGTACCGCCTGTCATTGCGTACATCAGGGGGTCTAGTTGATCTTGGCGGTTTTGACGGTAACGGTTGTAGGCGTTGCCAAACTCTTGTGATGCCATCCCCTGTCTATTGCGTTGCGCGTTAGCCAAAGCAGCACTACCGAACAAATTACGGTTGCGAGATGCTATCCGGTCTTCTGCCTTTTGGCTTTCTGCAAGCCGGTATTCATAGCCTGGGTCAGCTTGAAATTTGCTCATGTCAAACGGCTGAACAGCAGACCCGTAACCCATTGCGTTGGTGTTTGGCCCTAGCCCAACCAACTCGCCATACCGATTACGCGCCAGATTGCCAAGCGTTTCAGCACCTTGGTTACGCGCTGCCATTGAGTTGTAGTTGCGCTCTTGCAGCGCCGCCGCACGGTCAGCAGCGTCTACTTGTGCCCCGGCTGCGCGTGAGCCTGCATAGGCTTGCGATAGCCCACCAATGGCTGACCCAGCGCCTTGCAAGAAACCTGGGCGTAAATAGAAAGGTGTGCCAGAAGAAGCGTCGCCGTAGGGCAAATTAGTTGACCCAGCAGCCATCATTGCAGCATCTAAATTACTGTAATCTGTTGGAAGATATGAAGGCAAAGTGGTTGCCCCGGCTTCCATCATTGCAGAATCTAAACCGCTAGTGTCAAAACCACCACTAAGCGCATCATAAAGTTTGTCATACCACGCCATAATCGTTCTCCTTGTTACCCAACCACCCACGCCGTGCCATTGTCAAACACCGGGCAAACCACCGCACCGCCGCCCACTGGAGCCGCTAGAAACACTGGGGCTAAAGCATCTGTTACCCATGACCTGCGGCCTTGCGTACTGGCTGCTGGCAGGGTTGCTACTGTGTAAGCAGCGCCTAGTCCATTGCCGCCATTTGCTACCGGCAGGATACCAGATACGTTAGTTGTCAGGCTGGCAAAAACTGTCCCAATACCAGTTGTACCCGTCCCGCCGTTGGCTATGGGCAAAACGCCAGTAACTTGCGAGGTCAGGCTAACCCCACTCAGCGCCCCGCCAAGGGTCAAACTGCCAGCAGTAGTAACCGTGCCTGTCAGCGTGATGCCGTTGACTGTGCCTGTACCGCCAACGCTGGTCACCGTCCCAGCACCCAGGTTGGCTCGGGCTGCTGCGGCTGAAGTAGCACCTGTGCCGCCATTGGCTATTACCAATGTGCCTGCCAGCACCACCGCGCCACTTGTTGGGCTGCTGGGCGTAAATCCCGTTGTTCCTGCGCTAAAACTTGTCAGGCCACTGGAGGCCACGGTAATCGTGCCTGCGCCATTGGTTACAGTGATGCCCGTGCCAGCAGTCAGAGTGTTGAGCGAATAGCCCGTGCCGTTGCCAATCAGCAGCTTGCCGTTGGTGGGAATCGTGCCCAGCCCCGTACCGCCGTTGACCACTGGCGTGATGCCAAGGCCAGAGCCGGTGATGGTGTAGACGTTGTTGAGCCAACGAAACCATTGGGTCGTGATCTGCCCGTCTTGGGTAAACGCAACTCGGGGCGCAGGGATTTGAGTGACGTTTGCCATACTAGCTTGACGTTGGACTCAGCACCAACTCAGCGCCCATGATGGCAATCTTTACCGGGTCAGTGCCACTCACCTCGTACACCCGATCTCTGGATGAGCCAAGCCGCCGCCAGAACGTGCGGTAGCCGTACTCACCGATCTTCCCCATGCTCGTCCAATGTTCACTTGACCAAGTGTGACCACTATCGTCGCTCCAGCGCAGCATAACCTGCGGGTCATAGCCTGGTGTGGCTGGGAATGACTCGGTGACAATATCCGCGCCATCAATGTCTGGGCCGGTGTAGGCAAATGTTACTAGGTACTCACCCGGCAGGCCCAAAGACGGTTCAGTGATGATTTCCTCGCCCACCAGTGCTGGTGGCACAGGTTCAGCAGTAAGATACTCCCAATCAAACTCGGCAATCAGTTGATAACTTGGCCCCGACCCTGGTGGTGGAGCCGAAGGATTTGCCAACTCAGTAAGGATGCCGTCAGCAGTTTGCCCTGGCGTAATGCCCAGCCCTACACCTGTTTCAGCGTCAAGCTGCAAGGTGTGGTGGGCTGTGCGCTTGAGGTTGTTCTGGCCTGACGGCAGCGCCCTCCATGAGCGCAACCACTTTTGAATGTCGCCGTTGTCTGCGTACACATCCAAGTCAAAAGCGTAGATATTGCCATTCTCGTAGTCGCCCAGCACAATTTGGCTGTTGAACGCCATTTGGCAGTTTGACCTGTGGCGCATGAACAGGCCATTGTCAAACCCCGCCCGTTCGTGCCAGGCTTGGGTGGACACATCGTAGACCCAGGTGGCATTGCCAGTTGGGAATGTCAGAACATAGAAAGCATGGCCTTCTTGCTGGTAAGTGTAGGCAATGGCGTCAGAAATGTCGCCGTACTGGGCAATGGCAAACTCAATGGCGTGGGTGCTAACCCGAGTGCCGGTGTAGCCATTGGCCCGGTAGACGATGCCTTGGCCTCGCGCATCTGCGCCTAGCCAGAAAATGCCGTTGTCCAACTTGGCGACAGAGAAGGCCGCAGCGCAGCCAATCTCGTTGAACGCGCCTTGAACAGGGGTTAGGGGATAATCAACATCTCCAGAGTTGTACCAAACTTCAACTGAGTTAGTGCCAAACAGCCAAAGTTGTGCGTGGTCAATAATCATGCTAACCAAACCGTCAGGCGAACCTTCAGCAGATCTAAAGTCCCCTGGAATTGAAGTGCCATCCAATATATCTGAAATCCACACTACTTGGCTATTGGGCTGGATGAAAACAAAGTAGCCGTCCAAGTAACCAACGATCAATGCGCCAGCAAAGTCAACGTCTGTGATCTGGGCAAAGACTGCCGTGCTGCTGTTGTAGATGTAACCCGGCCCATTGGCTGCAATGAACAACTGAGTGCCGTTGTCGCTCATGCTGACCGGGCCAGTGCCTGCTACCGTGCCCAGCAAGGTGGCTACATAGGCCGTGGTGAAGCTGTAGAGTTCAGTGCCACTAACCACATAGCCAACGCCGTTAAACGTCCACAAGCCCCGTATTGGCCCTGTCCCAACCGTTACCAGCAAATCAAGCCCAGGCGCCCGGTTCAGAAACCCGCCTGTCTGCCCTCCATCTGGGATAACTTCTGGGAACAGGTTGACCATTCTGTTGTCCGCAGCATTGACGCTACGGGCAACATAGGCCGAACCAAGGATGGGCGATTTCATTAAGTAACAGCGCCACTAATGACAGCAAAGCTAAAAACAGGAGTTTCAGTAGTTGTGCCACCTGTGGTACGGAATGTAATGTTAAAACTTCCCGCCCCTACTGCTGTTACCATCAAATCGTACAGATCAGTGCCTGACTTTTGGTTCAGAATAATTACGTCAGTTGCAGTAACTATGTTGTTGCTTACCGTAAATGTTGCTGCGGTAGTTGACCCGGCTGCGCTAAACAAGGTAATTGAACCAGTTGGGCGGTTTAACAACACAGTGGTTGTTCGTGATGTTGCTTGAACAACAGTGCTGCCAGTACCAGTGGTGTAACCAGTTTTGCCAGCACTGCTACTAACCAAAACATTACCCGCAGCAGTCAAACTTGTTGCAGTTGCTACACCAAGCACAGGGCCGGTCATGGTTGGCGTGGTTAACACCATGCCCGTGCTAAGACAGTTGCTGATGTTGCCGCTGGCTACTGTGCCAAGGGCTGGCCCTGACAAAACAGGCGTGGTCAATATCATGCTGGTGCTGGTACAAGCCGAAATAACGCCGCTGGCAACCGTGCCCAAGGCTGGCGTCACCATTGTCGGGCTGGTGAACAGCAAGGTCTTAGTGATGCTCTTGGTTGTACCAGCTTGGACGAATGGAACAATATCGGCAGCGTTGATGACTGTAGCAACGGGCAAACCAGAGATAGCAACGGTAGTCATAATTAAAAATTCCCAGCGTAAATGTTGTAGCGTTGACGATTGGCAACTATGCCGTAAGGCATCGCCATCACATCGTCAGGGTTGTTGATGCGCTTGATGTTGCGCTTAGAGGTCATGGCAATGCGCGAGACTTGGGGACTTGGCTCGACGCCAAACTCAGCGGCGAGTTCACAGGCCAGATTGAACCTAAAACATCGTAGGTAGCCTGGAGGGAATGACAGCGTGGTTGCCAGCACCGCCGGTTGCGATAACTCCTCCACCGACACGATGTGCCATTCAAGCGGTGAAGTTGGCACAGGGTACACCGTCATCGTAATGTCGGGGTAGCCCATGTTGACATACAACACCTGCGGGTAGGTGCTGGTTGTGTTCTTGACAGCAATGCCGTTGTACTGCTGCTCGTTGATTATCTTGACGCCATACGAAGTACCGTTTGAGGTATCTTTGAAGTAGGTGGCATCGTCAACCAAAACAGGCCGATTGCCAACAAAGTTACCTGTTGGCCCTAACGTGCGTGTGGCTTGATTTACAGGCCAAGTAAACACTTGGTCTTGCGTGGTAAACACCGACAACCGCTCGGTGTTCCATGAGTCAATCATCTGATTGAGCGCCGACAATGCGTCAGCAGATGTGGCTGCTGAAGGTGTCTCAGCCTCTGCCAACATTCCAATCAGGCGCAATGCCCCGTTTATCTGGTCGCCAGCAGATGTGGTCATACCCTATGCTCCTGCGTCAATAACCTCAACTCGGGGTGGCCTGCCACGGGGACGTTTCATTTCGTTCACCGTGACAGGCTCGTCTACCGCATCTACATCAAACCTCACCCAGCCGTTCTTTTCGTCATAAACGGCCTCTGCTTCCATACACGCAACTTTCGTCCCATGCACGGGG